AGGGACTTGAGACCAGAAATGAAGTTCTCGGCGAGTTCGGCACGAATACCTCTCTCAATCGCTAACTCGTTCTCTTTACAGAATTCTTCTGCAACGTAGGTCAAATAGTCATCGATTTTCTCAGCCATTTTAACTTCGGCTTCTGCAATCCCCTCAGCAATTTCTACTGCGGCGACCTCTTCCAAAGTCTCTAGTCTGTCGTTGACTTGTTCCAGAATTGCTTTACTGACTACAGTCTCAAAGATAACTGAAGCTCGTTGTTTGAACTCCTCATCAAGTTCTTGTCCTTCAAACAATTCTTGTGTTTGTGAACTCAGGTCAAGATTCAGGTCTTCTGCCTTCAGCTTCTCGACTTTTGTCGCTGCTGGTTTAGCTTGTACTTCCTCTTCTTCTTCTGGTTCTTCTTCCTCGGCTTTCTTTGCCTCGGCTACTGCTTGTTCTTCTGCCTCTTTGGTTTTCATTCCTTTGAGGACTTCTTCAACCTCTGTCTTTTTCATTGACCCTAAGCGGTCTTGGACCTGCTTGAGCATTCCCAGCTTGGTGCGTGGGTTGGGTTGTACCTCTTCTTGTTCTTCGTCTTCATCGTCACCCTTCTTCTTGTCCATTGCTTTGGCAAGTGCGGGAGGCATTTCGCCTTCTTCGACTGTTTCGACTTCGTCTTGGTACATCATCTCACTAGAGTCAGATGGTTCTTTGATCTTGGTAGCGGAAGGATCTGCAGATGCTTTCTTAGCTTTAGCGGCGCCCTTACCTGAAGTTTTCATCTTCAGTGCTTTGGACTCTCCGTCTTCCCCGCCCATGTCTTCGGCTTTCCCCGATTGACCAGGCGTCTGCACTTTCGTTCCTTCTTCCTCAAGAATTTGTTCTAACATTTCTTGTTCTGTCATTAGAATCCTTAGTATGAAAGTGTCCTGTTATCTATTTAGGGTTACCGCAAACTAGAAGCGAAGATGTCAAACTTGGATAACCAAGCCTTCTGTCTCTCTTCTGCGAGCACACTAGATTTCGTGGCGGCAACAGAGTTTATTTGATCCCTTGCGTATTCTAGGTCAACCCTCTTCAAGAGACCATTATCCCAAATCCATTCCACACCTTCCATGATACCTTCTACGAAAGCGTCAGGAGCAGATGGATCTGCTACAATGTCGGCAGCGGTGGCTAACATGAAATCTTTTTGGACTTCATTGACTCCACTACTATTTGGTTTCAACGAGCCCATACCTCTAGAACTCACACCAAGTTTGGCTCCCTCATCGATAAGGTTCTTCACGATTTCTCCCATTGGTGTACTCATAATTTTAGCCCTACCAATATAATTGGAACCATCTTCGTTGAGTTCTTTGATCATGTGGGAAGCACGATCTAGGTTTACTGTAGGAGAATCGGGATGACCCAACTCACCAAAAGCTCTATTACTATTCACGTACTCCTTCGTGTAGCGTTTCACTTCCTTCTGGAGCACGGGCTTCGGGTAGACTCGACCATTACGATTCTTAATGTCTCCCTGCAGAAAAACACCCTCTATGAAGTAATCTTTCTTTCCGTTATTTTCGGAAACGACACTTTCACAGATGAGTTCTTCGTTAAATTCTTTGATTAGTTTCATGCTGACTTTCCAACATTTCTGATGCCAAACTTTTTACGGAACTTGTGAGCGATTGATGCTTTAAACGCGACCCTCTTTTTATAAGCTGGTCCCAACGCCCTCTTAGTTTTCTGTGCCTTTTTCCTACCCATCATGTCTTTGATCTTCGCCGCCCCAGTTTTGGTCGGCATACCCTTCGGAAGACATTTTGGTGGTTTGCCTGGTCCCATCGATTTTCGTTTTCTGCCTGGACCGCAGAAGAAGAACTTCACTCTCTTAGGAGTTTTTCCTCTTCCGCCGCCAGTCATACGAAAGCCTGGGACTGGACCTTCCATTAACTCTGAAAAAGTCAGATTACCCATTTCCTTCTCAGTTTTCCTCTGTTTCCCCAGTTACAAGATTCTTTGCAATCTCTATTTTTTTAAGGTCGATATGTTGACGAATGCGATCCTGAAGATCAGCCTCTACTTGATCTTTAAAACCATTTACATCGTCATCGTTTAACGCCTTTAGCATATCTTGTGTATTAGCCATAAAATTTCCTCAAAGTATTTAGTAATCTCTAATTCTCTAGATATCAACCACTTCACATCCACCATCAGCCGCACAAGCTAATTCTTGTGCTCCTGCAGTGTAATCTTGTGCTTCGTATTTGGAAACTTCTTCCCAATTTACGTTCTTAGGCATTCTAACTAGAAGTTCATTGTAAGTTTCTTCGTCACAATCTTGGTAGGGAGCCTGAGCATACACGTGGTCTGAGAACGGCAAGAAAGAGATACCTGAGATATCATCCATGTTGTCGTATACCCAAGAACCTACCTGCATCCATTCATTTTCCTTGACTGATACTGTGATAGAAGGTTTGTGTTCACACCAGTCTTCCAGATACGTTTTCCACAATTCCATCTGTTCGATGGCGTCCCTATCGTATCTCATTACTGCATCGTCAGGGGATTTCATAGGAAACGAAAATACAGTTGTGTGATCTGGTTTCATGAAGTCTGGTTCGTGTGGAAAGTCCATGTCTTTCATGAACTGACAGAGTGGGTCTTTGTTGTCTGCACGAACAGTCCGAATGTAATATGGGTTATGGCGAGCATGTATACCACTGGCAGAATCGACCAACTGGCTAACTGTACCAGAAGGTTTAACGCACGTGATTGCTGCGGATCTTTCGATTCCCAGTTTATCTGCCCATTCTTCGTTTGTCTCAACTGCTACCTCTCTTAATTGTTGTAACCATTTAGAGAGCTTCTCTTTTCCCTCTGAACCATTGGTCACTGGGTTGTCCATGATACCTGTCATCGACACACCAAGAAGTCTCTCTTCCTTACAGTTGTTCTCCCACTCCTTCGTCAGGTATTTGAAGTTGGTAAGAGTGGACTGTAGTGTTCCAATGATTGTCGCAGTACGGACTTTTGCTTTGAGAGATTTAAGAGTGTCTGTCCTTCTGATAACGACTTCAGAAAGGTTGCAGAATTCCCTTGAGCGAAGAATGATCTCACTGCACGGATTTGTGCCAAAGTCATCTCTCGGCGAGCGCCTTCGAACATCTCCTCCGCTATCATCTCCAACTCCTCCAGTTCCATCTCCTCCGCTATTGTCTCCTCGTCCACTTCCGTCATTTCCAAGTAGTCCGAGTCTATCCATTCGAATTCTGTGTCTGTCATTTAACCTTTCTATTGATTTCTTTGAGGCGTAAGAACTGAAGATTCCCCTCTCACCAGACTTGGAATCATAAAGACTCAACCACTCTTTCATGAAGGAACCCATGCCAGGTTTCTCTTGATAGTTGACTGAGTTATTTGACAAAGCCCGTTGACCTTCGCTCTCCCACCAGTTTCCCGATTTCGCGTATCGCATGTCCCTATCATTGAGGTCGGATAGAGAAATCAACGCAGAACGTCTTACTCCCCCAACAACCACAATCTCGGCTATTTTACATACAATGTCGTGACACTCTAGGGATGTCAACTTTCTACCTGCAGCGGCCTTGAACTTGGACGTACAGAAGTTGAACAAATTTACTAAAGGTTCGGGTCCACTAGCTCGGCCACCGAATGTCTTGAGTGGTGCACCAGCAGGTCGTACCTTGGAGACATCCCAACTTGGAACTTCTCCGTTGTATAACAAAGCAATCAGTTGTTTCAATGCCTTCGCCCATCCCAGTTTGGAATCAGCGACCACGATGGTTGTATCAGTAGGATGAAACTCCTCGTGGATGACAGGCAATTTATTTGTGTATTTTGTCTCTACTGAAAAACCTACACCTGTTCCGTTCATCAGTACATACAGAATCTCGTCAAACGCTCTTGGTGTATCAACTGCGACAAATGAACAGTTGTACCCTGCTACGTTTTCTTTCTCTAATGCTTCTCCCGCTGTCATCAGACAACGCATGGAAGGCATCACCTTGAGTTCGCCGATACTGGTTTTCAACTCTTTCAGTTCTGACTCACTCAGACTATAATTAAAATTCTTTTTCAAATGACTATCAAAAAAGTCGATGTATCTCTGTACAGTCTCACCCCACTCTTCTCTACGTTGTAGGTCATAGTTCCATCTGGCGTATCGACTCTTGTGTATAAACTGCTGATAAAATGTTGGTAACTCCCTTATTCGTTGGTTATCTGTTCGTTCTTCAAATTCCTTATGTGCTAGTGCAGTCATAGCGTCCGTCATTTTAGCTTCTCCAAAAATTCTGTTCGTTCTCGTTTACTTAAACTATAGTTGTCCATAGTCCAAGATCCATCCAATTGGTCTTTGATTATTCGCAATTCCTCTTGCGAAAAACTCACACTATTGAGAACATAATCTTCGAAAGCTCTACAGGAAATAGGATAGAGAGGTTTTACCATTTCATACATGGCGTCTGAGTAGTCTCTTATTTCTTGTTGTGCATGTGCGTCACTACGTAACTTGACCATGTGAAAAAAGTTATGTAAATCACTCTTCCATACGACTTCAGTATAATTTGATACAGGGAGAACTGCCCGTGCAATTTCCCTTGACACATCTTCTCTTAGTAGGTTTTGGTATGCAACGTGACTTCCATCGTGGGATCGATTGTATTCGTACTGTAGTAACCCACTCTTGTCCGCCAACTCATCCGACCTACCTTGTTTATTCGTTTCTGATTGCTTTCTAAGATATTCTCTACTAGGAACATAGAAGTCATCGCTCATTACTGAGTACCGACCGCTATATTCATTCAACGATGCTGTCCTGTGTCGTACAAGTTGTCTCATCACGAAAATAGGTAACTTGAGATGAAAGACAACTTCACACATCTCAAATGGAGATGTATGTCGGTGACGCATTAGGTATCGTAGAAGTCCCTCAGTTTCGGACTTCTTTCGCGTGCCGTCACCATAAGAGATACGAGCCGCATTCTCTATGGACTCATCGGTTCCCATGTGGTCGACCAAACGGACAAATCCGTGGTCGTGTATTTTCACTTCTTCCATTGCGATAGTTTTAGCGAGGCAATAGCCCCTTCAAAAGTGTTTCCATCGATGATACTTTGGATACCTCGATGTCCATTCAAAATAGCTTCGTTGATGTCTTTACCTGAAAAGTGTTCTGGGGGAATGAATACCGCATAACCTCTGTCAATTGCTGAGGATATTTTTTTGACAGTGATAGGGTTACGTGGTTCATTATCGAACACCAATGTGGTAAGTTTCTTATTTAGTAAACTGAATTCCGTAAGGTCTGCACCAGCTACCGCTAGACAGTTGTCGATGAACAGACTGTCCAATGGACCTTCCACAACGTAGGTTCTACGTTTTGGTTCCCACCGATCTAGCCCGTATACCTTTGGTGCGTCCTCTACAAACTTGACTGTCAAATACCGAATAGTAGATTTCATCAGACTCCGTCCCTGACAGGCAATCAGTCTACCATTCGCATCATAGAATGGTATCACCAGTCTGGCGTCATCCTGAAGTTCTGCATACCGCGGGTTGTCTGACTTGGTCTGAACCCATGTCTTGAACCTTGGAGCGAAGTATAGGTCTTTCCTTGGTGGGTAGGGTAGAAGTCTCTTCTCACAAAAGTTCCAGGCTATGTGGTCGTTGGTGAGAGAGTGGACAGACTTGAGACCGATATAGTTGTCTTCCACCTTCTTCGCCAGTTCAGCCTGCTGGACCGACTCAGTGGGTTTCTCCACTGGGTTGTTATTGTGAGACCCTTGTCTAAATTTCTCGACTTTATATTCTTCACCTAATGCAGAATCTACTTGGGAGATTAGTTTGGAGAGTGTGGTTCCTCGACCACAATTAT